ACGGTCTTCTGCAGAGAACTTCTTACTGAGTTATGCGTCCCACTTTGATATTGAGGTTTATGCGCCCAACGCATCGATGAAAGATAGATATCGTGGACACAAAAGCACACGGGTTATTAGAGCTGCTCAAGATCTTCACATTCCTTATAGCAATGATGATAGGCCTGAGAGTTATTTTCTCAAACTAGTTGACGAAGATCAATACTATACAGCACGCGATTTCTTTCTTGAATTCAAGCGCGGATGTAAAGGCGTACTTATGTACACCTACATGCCCACAGATCTCGCTGTGAATAATGATCTTTATTCAATGTGGTTTGATCGAGATAACAAAATGAATATGTATTGCCCTGGAAGTACAACGTGGACACATACCATTTGGGATTGGCATCGAGATTTACTAACATTAGTCGAGCCCGAAGGTATTGTTCAATGTTATGTTGAAGCGATTCAACTACCTCACCAACGCGCGTTGGTGTTTTTGATTCCAGCAGTTTCATATTCTTGGCACTCAGTCTATCCTTATTTGTTGTTAGGAGTTGATAATGACCCTCTTAGTCATTTCCAACCTTGCATAGCTAATAGTGATGTGCAATGTTTTTGTATCAATAACCAAATACGTCTGTCCACAACCGACACGCGGGTCCAAGTGACTTGCTCTCTGGCTGATTGGAATGAAGTTCGTGCCCTACATGAACACACCAAATCACCAGCTCTCGGCTCAGTACAGCGTATTTTGCATGATCCCAAAAACACGCATTATTACTTAATGACCATTTTACGCACACTTGACAAACCCCCACTTTATCTCCGCCCTTATTTTAGTAGCTTCCATCCTAATAGTCGACTCAAGAAATTATTCGAATACCCATCAATTTATGATCAAACATTCCGTACTGATCATTCTTCTGAGGAGGTCCCAGTGGAAGACGTTCAATTCAGCATACCAGCCGAAACATCTGAATTCCCAGATGAGTTGCAACCCCCCCGAGCTTATCTAGTTCAATACTCCGATATTCAAAACGATGAGCCAATTAGTGTGCGTGGCAGTACATTCATGAACCCAGTCGTGGATTGTTCATATGCCCCCGCTAGTTGCTTGAGTAATGATGTCGCTTGTATTTTTGGACGTGTAATTGCTCTACGAAAGAAACCCGATTTTTCTGTTCCTGCATGGGTTGCTAATTTTATTACCGATTTTGCTGAAATGATAGTCCCCAAAGGCGTCCTCGCTCCATACACAATTGATGAAGTAATGGATAATTTTTCTGGGTCGCTTAGAAATAAATATGAGCGCGCCGACCAAGTTGATTTGAGCGAACAGTCTCAAGGTGCTTTTCAAAAGTCAGAAGCCTACGGTGAGTTGAAAGACCCCCGTAACATCAGTAATGTTGACTCCAAACATGTTCTTCAGTTCTCTTGTTATACTCAGGCGTTGGCTAACGCTTTACATGATACCCCATGGTACATGCCCGGTTTAACATGCAAGGACATAGAACAGCGTGTTGGAGAAGTCATGAATGATGGTTATGGACAGTTAGTCCCTGGCGATTATAGTAGGTTTGATGGCCATAAAAGCACTGTTTCTGTTGACCTTCTGTTAGCAGTTATGAAACATTCGTTCGATCAACAATACCACCAGGAAATCGTTGACCTTGTTTACCACACATCTTATTGCGATTTCAAAACCGAATATCGTGTTCACTATAACACGGCCGATACGACGAAGAGTGGTGCTGCAGAAACCACGTTGAGCAATACATTGATGAATGCTTTCATTGTTTATTGTGCTCTTAGACGCGAGGGTGCTCCCGACGAAACCTTGCGGAGCATCGGAGCCATCTATGGTGATGATTCCTTAGTACGCATCAATGAGCCCGATAAATATGTGAAAGTAGCCGCAGCTCTCGGTATGAAACTGAAAGCTAGCACGCTCAACTCTGGCGACTGTGCCCCCTTCCTCGGTAGAATTTACCAAGAACGTAATGGTGAAATGATTAGTTTTCACGATCCATTACGAGCCTTGGGCAAATTCCATTATAGTGATACTTCTTATAAGAGCCGACTCGATCCCAAACTTGTTGCTTGGCGTAAAGCTTCGTCTTATTTTATAACTGATAATGGTAATATGATAGGGCTTATCGCTGAGAAAATTTTGCTGCTGGTTGGAACGAAAGATAAGAAACGCGATTTCGGCGTTGAACGACGTGATTGGGTGTGTCAGGAACTTAGGAAAATAGGACCCACTACAACTGCTCGAATCGTAGGAAAATTTGGTGGCCATGCTGTTTATACAACTGGCAACTTTGTTCCTGCGGTTGGGCATCCTAATGTTCTTATAGACTTAGTTAGCGATCCATGCTACCAATATTTCTTACGTCAAACAGGTCTCCCAGAAGTGGATGTTATTGAATGGTTTGAGCGTTTCCTACGATGCAAGAGCTTGTCACAAGTCCCGACTCTAGCTCGTGCTGAAGTAGGAAGCCCTCAACTTACTATAGATGTTGACGGTTGCCAAATAGGACCTGAAATGAGTGTTAGTCCCCTTGGTGTTCCTGACTCAAATTGCAAGGTAGTCACAGAGCCGCCAGCTAGCCTGGTGTGTCGTGCGTATTGGCGTAGCCCGCCATGCACACGAGAAAATTGTAAGTTCTTGCATGAGCCAAAAGGACAAACACGATTCTGCACAGATTTCGCGCGTGGGAAATGCACGCGAAAAGAGTGCAAGTTCAATCATGTTTCAGTGAGTGCCGATTTTAGTTTGGATGATCCTGCTCCTGTCATCCCAACCATAACGTCCAACTCGCTCAAGACCCATCGAAGGCCATTGGAAGAGATTATTCCCCAATTTTGTGTGAATGCACAACCACCACCACCACTACAACCTTGTGTCAATCCACAACAACCGCCCCAAGAAAATAAAACCGTAGTCGGAGGTGCAACTCCCACACCAATGAAGACTACAGGTAAGCGCCAGCCTGTTTATATACCACCAAATAAACGCTGTGCAGCTTTTGATAAAAAGAGAAATATCTCTTCCCCTGATGCAGGTTCTCTTCCTCGCGCCAAGCGCGAGTGATTTGTGAAGGAGCCCCAATAATTAGTTTTTCTTTTAAAATTACTTCCCAACTAATATGCCGAGAAACACTAAACGTAGAAACAACAACAACAACAATAAACGTAAACTACCACAAAGAAAGAAACGCGTCGCTAAACGATTACGTCGTGGAACACGCTTTGCTGCTCTGCGTGGGTTTTCTAACACTAGTATTGCTGGTCGTGTACTTAATCCGGGAATGGATGCTATTGGTAAACGTGCTGCTGTTACATTATCTGGCCGTGGTGATTATCGTATTAAGGCAAATTCCTTGATGCCTGGTCACCCGATGCCGCGGATAATTAATAAGACCACCACAAACGCAGTCACTGTGCGCCATAGAGAATTCCTGGGGGATATCATAACCTCAGCTAATGTTGGAGAATTCACTTACCGACTCTTTACTTTAAATCCTGGTTTGGATGCTACATTCCCATTTCTTGCTCAAATAGCTGCGAATTTTGATCAATATGTCATCGAAGGTATGGTCTTTGAATTCCGTTCGATGAGTGCTGACGCTCTTAATTCGGTTAACACAGCATTAGGAACTGTTATAATGGCAACAAATTATAACGTTCTTAATTCTCCGTTCGGTACCAAAGCAGAAATGGAAGCCTATGAATATTCTAACTCCTCGAAACCGTCTGAATCTATGTGTCACTACATAGAATGTGATCCTAAACAGTCTGTTCTAGATGAAATGTATGTTCGAGCTTACTCAGTGCCCGCTGGTTCTGATCCGCGTATGTACGATTTGGGTTTCTTCCAAATCGCAACCACCGGATTTCAAGGCACTAATGTGAACATCGGTGAACTTTGGGTTACCTACCAAGTTGCCTTATTGAAACCAAAGTTATTCACCACCCTTGGAAGTTCAAACACATTTTCGCATTATCATGGTCTCGTAACCGCTGTTGAGTACCCATGGGGACGTTCTTTCCCCGAAAATCCCTCACTCAACACTTTTTCGATAACGCCTACATCCACCCTAGCTACAGTTCTGGTTAACGATGATGATAGTATCAGTGCCAATGGTGGCACTCGATTGTATTTCCCCGAAACCGCAGTCAAACAACGATATGTAATTGGCACTCTTTGGACCACTAGTGGCCCAACAGCTGCCAATCTTCAGGGATTTACTGGAAATAATGTGACATTTGTACGTGATTTATACGCTTTCTCTGGACGTTTGTCCATCGCCATCACGCCAGGTGCAGGTGCAGTTTCGTCAGCTTTCCAATTGTTCTCGATAGTTGATGTACCCGCCAATAGTAACACTTCGTTCGTCCTGTTAGATGCAGCTCCTACAGTTTCTGGAGGTCCTGTTTTCGATTTGCAGATCTTGCAAATAACAATAAATTCTAGTTGACTATAAGTCCCCGTTTAGATCCTCTTCCTGATTCAACGCAATGAATCCTAATGATCTGCGGTTCATGTGCTCTCAACCGGTTCTTATTATTATTTGTAACCTCCAAAAACCGCGAAAACAGTTCGAATACGTCACAACCCTTTTGTAAATAATCGCAACACAACCTGTAAATAGTTATTTATCTATCAGTACGCATACTCTCTTTTGTTTCGCTAATTGTTGGGCTCCTTCACAGACAAGTCTCGTTTTGTCTCGCCGTTAAGTTCGTGTTAAAAATTCCC